CCCTTTTCTCCCCCGAACACCGACCCCTTCGCCTCACGCTGCTGAAGGCGGGCTTGCCTTGCCCCCGTCCTCCACCCTCATAGCCTCGAGGGTAGACTCTAGGAACGCGACCAGAGCGTAGCGCGTCTTCCTAGCCGCGAGTTGGTGTCCTCGAGCGAGTAGATGCGTGTGCAGCCCCACCATTTCAGTGAGCGTAGCGATGTCAGCGTCGTCCATATGTTGACTCTCCTTCCACGCGATGCGCGGATCTTAGGGTGAAGGAACTTCGGGTACAGCTATCTCTACTCCTCTGGTAACAACTAGTGCTGCAATACTTCCTAGCGAGCCATCGTGACCAGGGCTCTATCGCTGGCTTTGTGTAGACACCCTGGCACTGCTCACAGCTTCGAGTGAGCAGGCTCACATCGAAAGGAGCGGCGTCCAACCTTGGCCGTCCCGTCGTCCTCATTCAACGACTTCCCACAGGGTAGCGGCTCTACCCTCATGGGTCCGCTTGCGCCCGGAGTCGCGCACTAGGTCGAGCTCTACGAGCCGAACACGGCGAGGTCGCTGCGTGGACCCTGCCATCCCGAGGTAGAGTTGGAGCTCGCGATCGGTTGAAGGCCCTTGGTCGAGCAGGCATTCGTAGACTTGCCGTCGCAGGGTTCCCGCCTTGCCCGCGATCTTCATAGCGGCCTCATACGACGTTGGCGAATGACGTTGGAACGGCACCAAAGGCGCGAACAGGTCGAGCGTCTCTGGGCAATGCGGAGCGGGCTCTGGCGTCTGGTGGACGTTCTGATCGCCGGGATCAGTCATGTCGAATCCCCACCGCTGTCGACCACCTCGAAGTCGGCCTCTTCGACCTCATCCTCATCGGTCGCGGCGGCTACCCGCTTGGCCCGTGCCCAGTCCTCGACCTTCTTCAACGACTCGAGGAACTCGTCACCGATCGTGATGCCCACGGTGGCCGCGAGTTCGGGCTTGCCGAATTGCTTACGGTTGAACTTTTCGGCCATCCAGCGTCGGTACTCGGAGCGCAGCCGTGCGCCCTGCACACTGGTAGGATCATCGCAGCCGTCTACGATTTCGAGTCCTTCCTCGGCCCAGTTCGAGCCCTGGATCTCTTGGATCATCTGCCACTTCGATTGCCGCTCTGGTGTCTCCTTGAGCCACTCGTAGAAGACGCCAGTGCTCATCGGCCCAACCTCTGGCGGCATATGCTTGAGCAGTGCGCGGACACCCTGGTGCTTCAGGTACAGCGCGAAGATCCTGTCTTCCCCGTAGGCTGTGAGCTTCCTACCGATACTGCGAGTGATTTTTTTGCCTGCCATGTCGATCCTCCCTCCATGTAGTCATTGAGTTTACAATTGTCTCCAGCCTCGCTTGGAACGCTACTTCTGAGAGCAGTTCGCCATCGATCCCGTAGCGCAGGGGATCGTCCACCGGCATGGTCGCCGCTTGCAGCGTCTCGATCGCCGCTCTGATCTCGTCGCGCCACTGCTCCGCGTCCTCGCTGATATCCTCCAGCGGCATGAGCTCGATTGCGGTCAGTAGCCTGACAGCCTTTTGATGGGGCATCATCCCTCCTCACTGGGCAACCGTCGCGCTATCCACTCAGCTACTTGGGGCACGATGGCGTTGCCTAGGGCTCTAAGTCGGTCCACCCGCTTGGGAACCCCATGAGCCACTCGACCCACGTTGGGTTCAGACTCCCAGTGTCCCCCTTCTTCGCCACATGGACCCGCAGAGAATCCTTTGTCCCCGCATGATCGGTCTGCATCTCCCATTCCGTTGCCGCGCCGTGTTTCGCGTCCTGTGCCCTGGGCGTGGGCCACATCTTCACCGCAGTCGCTAATGCATTCCCCTGATGTATCCCCCGAGGATTGTTTGGATCTTTGCCTGTCCCGTTGCCGCCTGTCCCGTACTTTGTGCTCGACGGTGTCGGGAACTCCGCTTGATGCCCCCCGGAGACTGGCGATGAGAAAGATCCTCTTTCGGAGATGAGGGGCACCCACCGAGGCTGCGGAAACACAGCCCCATTCAGCATCGTACCCGAGTTCGGCCAAGTCTCCGAGAACGTCTCCAAACCCCCGAACAAGCAGACCTGGGACGTTTTCCATAATCGCGTATCGGGGTCGTAACTCGCGTATGATCCGGGCGAACTGGGGCCAAAGCCATCGCTCATCGTCTTGTCCCTTTCGCTTGCCCGCTACCGACACCGGCTGGCACGGAAATCCACCGCATATGACATCTGCCTTCTCTAGATTGTGAGCACCAACATCGTGAATGTCTCCGTAGCACGGCACATCCGGCCAGTGCTTCGCAAGCACTTTCTGGCAGTAGGGGTCGTTCTCGACTTGCCAGACGATCTCATGCCCAGCTCGCTCTAGTCCGAGGTCGAAGCCACCGATACCGGAGAACAAGCTACCGACTCTCATTAGCCCCACCTCGCCAGTTCGTCAGGTAAGCCTTCCCGACAACGGAGCGTGGTGAAGTCTATCTCGATCGGGATGCCGCCATCGATGATCGGACCGTGACGGTTCTTCAAGGTGAGCAGCCAGAAGAGTCCGAGGTTCCCGACCCGCTTCACTCGAGTGTGGTCTAGGCCAAGGACTGTATCGCATGAGGCCTCCACGATCATACCCCCGTGAAGATGTTGAGCTGTCGGACGATTCTGGTAGTCTGCTGACCCTGAACGATTCCACTGCGACAACATCAGCACCGTGCATTCCGTTTCTAAACAGAATCGCCTAAGCTCGGTTACCACTCGCTGCGTCGATTCGTAGATAGACGCCTCCGATCCGCTCGTAGCCAGTTGCAAGTAGTCTAGGCAAATCCAGTTGCACCCCGCGTCATGGCAGGAATGCGCGTACTCTAGGATCGCCTCCCAACTGCTAAGGATACCCTTCGGCGCAAAGAGCGGGGCGGCATTCTGCAAATCTTCGCGAACCATCGCCCATGCGAAATCGTTGAACTCCTCACCCGCCTCCAGGTCCCTAAGCCTTGCACCTGTGTGGATGCTGTAGAGCCTCGTACTCAGTTGGATGTTTGTCTGCTCAAGGTTGATCATGCCAACCGATCGACCCTGCCGAATCGCCTCAGATACGAAGCTAAGTGCAAGCGTGGTCTTCCCGATTCCTGGGTTACCAGCCAAGCAGTTTAGGTGTGGACCCCACCCCTTACCTTGCCCTTGGTCCCGGCAAATCTTGTCTAGAGTCGGCAGCCCCGTCGATGTCGGCTCGCAAGTCGGATTGGCCTGCTGGTGCGCGAACGTGTCCAGCCACTCATCGCCGAAGAGATTTACCTTCTCCATCACTTTGCCCACCTCGGAAGATCAAGGATTGTGACATCCTCCGAGTATGACGGCCACTCGTTATCCCAACCGTAAGACTCTACGCACTCCTGCCATCGTGTAAGCAGCGCCGCGACCTCATCTGCCCCTCGCTTGATCGCCGTCTCCGACAACTCGTAGACCCCCATCGCGAAGGGCGGCTTCTTCTCACAAGCGATAATTATGAATCGCGTCCTAGTCGAAAACGGACTCAGGTAGTGTCCCGCCTGGCGGTAATATCCGAAGTCGTAAATCGCTTTCGCCATGTGACCAGGCGATGCATCTATGGTGCTCTTTAGGTCGATTAGGCAGTCGTCGTTGCCCGGAAGCCCATCGATTTTAGCCTTGCACTCAATGCCGGTTGCCGGATCGGTCCAGAAGGCGGCGACCTCAGTCCTCACGCCTTCGAGCAGTGGACCCGCAACCGGATGACCCAGCACCCGATCCCGCATCGCACAGACGGTATCGTAATCGTCTGTCTTGAGAATTTTATCGTCGTCAAAGCGTTCTTGAAGTTCGGCTTTCGCCGCCTTCCCTTCCTTCGTCCGTCCACTGAGTTCGGAGCCCCTAGCCCAACTCCGAAGGAACTCGTCGGGCTCTAAGGTCGCGACATGGAATGCCGTTCCTAGCCTCATCGCAGGTGTCGGGGCCTTCGAGTGCGCCAAAGCATATCGTAAGTGTGCTGGTGACTTCTTGAGCTCACTAAGCGCAGAGTTCGACGCTCGCTGCGCCGCGAAATACTCTTCGTCTTCCATCTGCTGTAGTACCAAATCGTCAATCATCGATGCTCCAGTTGAGGCCAACGCCTCCGTCTTGGGTGGTGTTTCGATCCTTCGCTAAAGACTTAAAATGCCAGGACTCACGCCGCTCAGGAGTGCTCAAGAACGACTCCGGCATCTGATAATTTCGCTCGGACATATGATGAGTAGACCGCTTCAACGTCTGGCAGATCCCCCGAAATCCCGTGATCGGATCGACGCCATTTTTGGCCAGACATTCCCGGTACAGTGCGTTTAGGTTACGCGCCCGTTTCGGGGTTAGCGCCGGGTGCGGTCCCCGTGGACTGAGCTCTTCCAACCACACGGCCCACAACGCCGCGCTATGGTCTGCGCCCTTCGGCTTGGGTGCCCCGACCTCGGGCTTCTCTTGTGTCACTTTCGGGCTCGCCTTCCGAAAGGATTCTCCGCTTTGGCGTCGATCCCAGTTCACGATTTCGATTAAGCTGCCAGCATTCGGGATGCCGTGCTCTATGACGACAATGCGACCGTCGCGCTCAAGGCGCTGGAGCATCCTCGCCACCTTCGATGGGCTCCATTCGACACGCTCGTTCCTCTCTGTGTATGCACAGTCCTTGGCTATGTCTCGTGCCGATCTGAGGAACTGTCCGCGCTTAACTTCGACGCCTTGATATGTGTACGACTTCTGTCCGAAGTTCGCCCGCAGCAGCAGGTACACCCACAGCTTCAGGACATGAGGCGAGCCGCCGAACAATGACTCTTTATCTAAGAGGTCGCGACTGAGAAGGATAAAACCCGGTGTGCTCACTGGGCTTCAAGAACCTTGTGCTCTACTAGCCAATCAAAGACATCGGTTACGCAGTAGGCGACACAGTGCGGCACGTTCGCCTTCTGGCACTCCTCTTGGAACGCCTCCTGACTTGGACGCAGCTTCCCCTTCCCGGCCTTCACTTCGATCCAGCCAAAGAACGGAAAGCGATCGGGACCAAAGACACAGAGGTCAGGTAGGCCTGGAGTTTGTCGCACTCCTCCAGGCTCCTTGCGATAGCCTTGCTCAAGGCTATAACAGGCCATGCTCATCATCGCTAAAAACTCGCGAATCTCTGCGCTAACTTGGGCCTCTGGCCCCCGACCGCTACGTCTTTGCCGCACGGGAATTCTGTAGCTCGATACGCTTCTTTGCGTAGTCTAGCTTGCCCTCACATTGCGATAAAAAATTGCGAGCATCATGGAGAGAACCTTGCCCTCTCTCATCCAAAATGTCCCACGGCAAAGATGCCAGCCGTGAGCGAACCCGCTCAATGTCTTTCTGTGCCTGGTCTAGATGCAGCACACTCGCAGTGAGCAGCTTACGCATATCGACTTGAAGTCCAGACAAATCAGAAGGCTGGCTCATCGCCGACCTTTTCTTCAGGGCGCGGGGTCGGCTTCCAGTTGTTCACCGTCGCGAAAGGCTTGGCTGATCCCCACTGTGGGAAGGCGTAGCCCCCGGTTGGATCTTTCACCTTTACGTCAAGGCGCACAGAATCCGCACCACCCTCTGCCTTCTTCGATAGCCACTCTATCATCTCCACGATGTCGATTTTGATGTTCGCGAGAATGAAAGACTGCGCCTTCTCGTTCGGGGCATAGATGTGAAATGCATCGCAAAATTCCAGCGGTTCCTTAGCCATGATACTTACTCCGGTTGATAATTAGGGTGCTTCGTTAACAAGATTTCCTAGATACAGCGTTGCCGATTTGATGCGCTCGATCGGCGACTTTCCTTTCGCTCCGACTCCACGCTTTTGGACGACAGTCCGAGCGAGCGCGATGTGCCGCGCCTCCACACTCCCGACGAGCTCACACTCAGCGATTAGCAACGTGAGCACATCTAACGCCTTCTGGACTTCGCCATCCGTTGCAGGTGGGAACACCGGCTTCGACGCCTTCTTCTTTGCCGCTTTTTTCGGTGCCTGAGCCGTCGCCTCATTCCCGTCATCATCATCGGAGATCCCGACAGAGATGCCAAGAGCGGCTTGTGTGGTGTAACGGCGCAAGTAAGAAATGGCTGATCCATATCCATGCGCTGTGTTCGCTTGGAGGGGGATCGATGCGGGAGGGAGCAGTATCCACTCGCCGCTCTCGTGGAGCAGCAGTGTGCTCATGGTCACCGTACCCTCCCCCTCACCGGGGAATTGGGTGAGGGCCAAGCCGTGTTTTGCCAACGCTGGCTTCGCCACCTCCAGCACACTACTCAAATCGGCATACGAGCTCTTGAAGTGACTGTTCTCCTGGTTCTTGAGAGCCTTGCCGACATCGGCCTGTGCGCCGACCAAAGCCTTGCTGATACTCCCAATGCTTTCGCTCATCTCAACCATCGTCGCCTCCTGCTTGTGGGGTGAATTCGATTAGCGGCTGGGGCGACAACATCCTTTTGATAAGGATGGGAATCGGGCTATCCCCTCGCCGCCACTTGTGCACGGTGGACGGACTCCGAAAAAGGAAGTCTTCCGCGTAGCGGGTGACCCCCCTGCCGTCCGCGAGAATCGCAGCCTCGAGAAGTCCGATCGCCGGATCTCCCAAGTGCCGCCCCGCTGGGTTTCCTGCCATGCTACCTCCGAAGAAAAAGATACGGGGGCAAGGTACAACGGCCAGGTCGCTTCCGGCAACTGTCCCATGCCACTAGCACCTGACACATACCGGCGGCATAAGACTACCGATAATCTGCGTATACTAAAGGTCATACCCTACACTTGTGGCATACGCCACTACACCCTATCGTATAGATGTCAAAACGATTCCCAACAGGAGCAAACACCATGACGATCGCTGAGTTCGACCGCCACAGCCTGAACGATGTACGAGAGAAGATGACCGGAGCCCTCGCCATCTTGGAGGAAGTCGGAGTTCACGCAGAGGTCGGGCGCATATCTTTTGATGCCCAGAGCGCGACGGTGAAGGTTCAGATATCAATAATCGGTGAAGGCGGCGAGGTCGTCACCAAGGAAGCCACCGACTATAACCGACACCGCGAGATGTACGACTTGCCGGAACTTGGAAGCGAATTCGTTGACCGTGGCGAGACGTATACGATTACAGGGTTCAAGCCACGTTCGACCAAGTACCCCGTCCTTGTCACTCGCGCTGATGGCAAGCGTTTCAAATTCCCAATCATAACGGTACGGGCTCACGGAGCGATGACATGAGCGACTACACTGTGAAGGGCTTCAGGTCAGTCAACGGACACGATGGACAGGGATGGGAGGCGAACCTGTACCACGGCAAGACCAAGATTGCCGAAGCCTTTGACGACGGGTGGGGCGGCATGGTCGAAGTCCGGTGGGAAGTCCCCACCAACCTTCACGGCGACGGAGCCGCCGTCCGACTTCACAGAGACGCGATGACCGCTCTTCATGTGCCGAAAATCAATGAGTGGCTTGATGAGAATGATGGGTGGTGGACCGAATTCATGGACAGTCCATCTGACGAGTCCGTCGCATGGTTCATTGAGCATCACGGGCGAGTAGCCGAAGACCAGAAAATAGCCAAGAGGCGACTTCGTTCTAGGTTCATCGTTAAGGTAGGGAGCGATCTATGGGAGTGGAAAAGACTCCCCGCGAAGAACCCAAATCACACAAGAGCAGACGCAGCAATTCGCAAAAACGCCACAACCAAATTTCCTGACGGCATCGTCCTAAACGATCTGCCGATCGCTGAAGCCGCTTCGCACCTCATTGGAGGGTGACGCTATGATGGGACCATACGGCTCAGACGGCGATTTCGTCTTCGTAGTGCTACTTGTCGGGGTAGCGTTCTCCATCGTCGCGATGGCGTTGGAGTATTTCTTTGAGAGGCGCGACACCGACTGAAGCGTGATCCCGAAAATCTTTTGAAACTTTTCCGGGGTCCGGGGCTAACGCTCTGGACCCCGGTTCGCGTTTGCGGATGCCCCCCATCTGAATACTGACATCGGGTCCGTAGGCTTAATCGTCGGTTCCGGTAGGAACAGGTTTTCGGGATTGTCCCCCCCCCTAGCGTCCTACCTCGTAACGGCAACCCCGGCGGCAAACCCTACGGCGGCAAGCCACCAATCAGCCTTGAGGCGAAACCCGAAGCTAGGTTGGATCGATGAGCGTAGCGCCGCGATCTCAACCGACATGATCGTCGCGCTCTCCTCATGCTCTGCGATGACGGCTCTGAGCCCAAGCACGAGTTCACTCGCTTGGGTGACGCGCAGACGCTCTGATGCCGTCTGCGCCCGTTCAATTGCCACCGTCTCCTCTAGTGCGCTAATCTGGACGCGATAGCCTTCCACCAAGGTGTCCAGTTCGCGAGCCTGAACCGAGTTCAAACTAGCCCTCAGACGCTCTGATGACTCTTCTGCCTGGACCCTAGCCGCTTCCCGCGATCGCTCTAGGGCGGCGAGCTCACGCTCTGCCTCAAGCCGCTGGGCTACTGCCGCCGAGTCTGCCGCCTCGAGTGCTGCGGCCAAGGAGTCGGCGCGAACTGAAACGGATTCTAGGACCAGTGCCTGTGCTTCCAGCCTGGATTCCGCATCGTCCGCGATCCCCCGGAAGTACGAAGCCTGTGTCGCGCCCCGGATGCCGACAGACAGCATTCCTATCACGGGAACAGCGATCCAGAACCAGGGGATAGAAGTCCCTAGTACTTTAATCCCCTGCCCTGGGATTCTCACCATCGTGCCGGTGACCTCCTGCCAATCATCCCACGGATGTCGATATGAGTGAAGGTCTTGTATCGACCTATCCCGAACTGGTCACTGTCGGGGTGACGCTCTAGCATATCGGCCACCTCGTCGGGCGTGAAGCCGATCTTAACGACATCCGCTGCACCCCCGGTCAGGTGCATTGATCTCGCCACTCCACCGATTCTCGCATTATATGCTGGGTCGCGATACCAGCTGGATACTAGCACGGGCGTGGGCCTGACCGTTGAGCGCAGGTCGCGCAGGACGTTGGCGAGCAGTACAAAGTTGGGTAAGAGCTCTGGGTCAGGCGCTTGCAACCTCACAGCAGGTGACGATGTCTTCCTTCCTACGTCAGCTATCTCTAGCGGGTGGAAGTTGGAGATCCCAGCAGCGTCTAGCGCAGCAGCGCACCCAACGATCCACTCATCTCTCGTCATCACGAAAGCCTGGTGCGTTATCGAGCGTCTTCGGCCTCTTCGGCTCTCGCTTCAGGGCCGACCCGATACCGCTCGCTATGCCCCCGATCTGCGGCCCAAAATACTGGGCGATCCTAGGGCCAGCCGTCCAACCGAGTAGGCCGGTGAAGATCGTGCCAAGCAATGCATAGGCAGCGTTGGGCACTTGAGCCCACAAAAGCGAGTCAGCTACGATGATGACGGCGGTGAACGCCAGGCAGGCAGTCAGCAGGACTCGAGCAGCGGACAGCTTGCCTTTCTCGTCGGCTAAAATCTGCTGGATCATCGTCTGCCACTCGTTAACTGGCGAAACCTTTCCTCAAGTTCTTCTTTAGTTAGCCCCATACTGGGCCTAGTAGCACTAGCCCCTGGGGTGGCTACCGGGAAAGAAGTTTGACCAGATAGACGTTGGCTCGCTTCATCGATTCCTCGCTGGACCGGAAGCGCGACCCGAGCTGCGTTTCCAGCCGCGTTCACATAGCCTGACGCTAGGGGGCCAACTTGTCGGGCCACTTGTCCAACGATAGCCGGCGTCTTCCTGGCGGCTGTACCCGCAAGCACAGCCGCTTCCCCCATCACCCGTGGACTACCAGACAACATCGCCGCCAAGGCTTGTGGCGCGGATGCTCCTCCACTGAACGCCCCGATCCCAGCGACGGGGGTCATATACCTTGCCATGCCTGCCGGGACTTTGGGGGACAATGTCCTGCCCGCGATCATGTCAGTGAGCTGGGGATCGAGTCGATTAACCTGCCCAGCCCTACCACCCATGTTGGTGTTCACCCCGTCCCTCAATGACTGTATCAGCTTTCTAAGGGCCGCTTGGTCCGTGGCCGTCTTCGACAGCGACAGATCCTTCATTAGCTCGCGTTCTAGCTTTGTCGCAGCCTCGTAGCCCTCCATGATAGACTTGTACTCAGGGTCCACTTTAATAATTTCGGCTCTGAGATCGTTCCGCACTGTAGAGGTTATCGCGTTGGCTGATCTCCCCGCTCCAGTTGAAGCCTCCCCCATCAGTGCATCGATCTCTCTCTTTAATATGTCCAGGTCTGGTACTGAGGTCGCACCTTCAGCCTCAAACTCCGCGATCTTGCGCTCGATCTCTCTCAACCGCTGGACACCAGGCTCGCCTTCCCGCAGGGTCTTATTCGGCCCGATCCTGAATTGGTCGTACTGCGCCCCTATCCTTAACTTGAGAGGAGAAAGATCCACGGCGAATAAGGGGCCAGCCTTCCCGGCCACGCTTTCCATACCCGTTCGGTAAGCTGCCCGTCGAGCCTCCCCCAGTTGTGCCAGCGCCGTGTTCGCACGGGCGATGATATCCATGTCAATGTCGGCCTGTGGGCGGCGGGTACGCATCGCATCCAATAGGTTCTCGAGGGACTTGCCGCCCTCCCGACCTGCCGCATAAGCAGCCTCTAGTGGCAAGCGCCCAACGCCGCTCGGCACTCCGGCAACCTCCGCGAGGCTCCCACCGACCTTTGCGGCTGCACGCCTAGTGGCCCTTGTGCCTGCGGTGGCCCCACGCACAGCCAACTCCGCAGGATCTACGAACCGCGCCGCTTTCTGGACCGCGCTGGCTAATTGACCTGCCTTTCCACCGGCTTTCGCCGCTGCACCGGCCCCGCCACTTATCAACATGGCCACATCAGCCGCTATGCCCACTGGGTCATCCCTCAGTGTGTCTTTGAGGGCATCCGCGCCACCATAGCGGTCAGCGAAGTATTCACCGACAGCCTTCGCGAGCTCCTCGTTGCCTTGCTCCTCGGGAACGGCAAGGTTGATCAGACTGTGCCCCAGGCTGAGTACGCCACCAATCGTCTGTATGGGGTGCAGCACCATCTGGCGGAGGTCGCCTAATAGCCCCTTAGCTGATGGGTAGAGATTCATCGCTGTCTGACCCCAGTATCCAGGGCCGTCAGGAGCCTCTTGTTCGCCTAATAATCCGCGAGTCGGTGCCATGTCAATTTACCTTTTCTAGGATCTGAGCTCTGAGCGCCAAGACCGCTGCGCTCTCTACCTCGGCGGTCAGGTCAACATACAACGCCAGGGCCTCATCTCTTGTGAGGTTGCTCACATCACTGCTTATCGCGTTGAGCATCTGCCTTTCGTTCAGTCCCTCATAGTCAGCCGCTTCGATGAGCAGGTGGCCCATAAAGGCCGACTCGCCTTCGCCCAATAGGTACGGGTTCCCACTATTAATAAAAGTTCCATGCTCATTATAGTGATCAATCAACCCATCATTGTACGACGCGGTTGCTTTTATTTCATTCCTGAGTCGCTCTATCCGTATCCGGTTCAGCTCTTCGGGTAGGTACCCGTTAAAGGCGGCGGCGACCAACCGCTCGCCTTCCTTCTCAGTGAACTGCGCCCCCAGTGTGTCCCTAAGCGACTCGAAGACTATGCTGTTCACCTCGTCCCGCGTGTTCATAGCCCCTGGCAGTAATGACGCCTTGAGCCCTTCGGGGAGCAGAGATGAATTCACTATCGATCCCACCAGAGGTCCACTGATGCTGTCACTATCGCCCAAGGCTTCTAGTATCCCGTCAAACTTGTCTAACTTGCTATTAAATAAAGTACGACCCGTTGAATCCCAATCGGTAGCGACCGTCATTAATCGGTCATCTGCGCCCATCTGAGCGCGGCTCCGCAACTGCCCGCCGTAGGCCACCGGGATGCCACGGGCGATCGCCATGAGTTGGGTTTGAGCAGCGTTATAAGGATCGCCCAGCTTAAAGCCTGGATTGCCCAGTTCCATGATCCTGTCTTCAATCTGAATCGCGGTCGCGGGCCTGCTTCCGGTGCCCCTGGTAGAATCCAAGAATGCTTCAGCGGCTGCTATTTTAACCTCATCATCACCCGCAGCCTCGAGCAGGTCGAGGTAGTATTTATGGTTCGCTTGGTCTACCCCGCCAGCACCTTCCTGTACCCCACTATACCGATCTTCTAGCATTTTCAGGGCTGTCTCAGTGGGGAGATTGTTGAAGTTAGCCCGAGTCTCAGCATCGGTTATTCCCAAGATATTTAGAAGGCCGTCAACCCCCATTTCCTGGGAAGATGTTTCTAGCGCACTCGTAATTTTAGCTTCGAGCTGGCCCTTGATAACCGTAAAGCCTTCAGGGCTTTGCGCCATGTTGAGGGCTTGAGCCCTTTCTACTGGATCGACTATCCCCGCCTGATCCAGCATAGCGGTCACTGTGCTTGTCCGGGCGTCAAGTCCAGTATTCTGTGTCTCAGTAAGTTTACGACGGGCTATTTCGCTTTCGCCAAATTTCGCCCGCTGGGCCGCGAATTCTTTCAGGCCCGTACCGAGGGAACCGCCGAAGTTCGCACCTGACTGACCAGCGGCTTCCATCATCGCGCCACCGGCTCCGATCATCGCGGTACCCATGCCGGGGGCACCGAAGTAGGCCCCTATGCCCGAAGTCTTGTCGCTAACGTCGCTGCGAGCTCGCTCGGACCCTTCGCTCCCGACCTGGCTCTCGACCTGGGCCGCGTCCAACTCGGCGGGGCTGGGCACCGCCTCGTACCCACCTCGCACCAGTGGATTTGGCGAGAATGACCGTGGATTGCGCGGGTCTGTACCAGTGTTAGACGGATCGGGCCTTAGCGATGAAATCGCGGACATCAAGGAAGGGCGTGACCCAGGAAGATCACTCTGGCTAGGTGCCATACCCGATCGTGGAGGTCTTGGAGCTCCAAGGCGCTCAGTGAATCTACCCGTCGCCTCGAGTAACTGGGGCGATCCGACTACCCGCCCACCATCCCTGAGCTTGTCGAGCCACTCTTGGCCTGGGTTCCGTTGGGCAGAGGCCATCCTTCGATTGAATGCCGCCTGGCTTTCATTCGCGTAGGGCGTGAACTGTGGCATGATTAGGGTCCCCTGAATGTCTTGTAAACGTCTGCGCCGATCCCGGCGGCTGATAAGAGCCCACCACCGATCTGGCCCGCAAGACTTGGCCTCTGCTGATACGTCTGCTGTGCGCCACTAGGTAGGAAGCCCTGCATCAATGCCAGTCCTTGTGCCCCACCCTCCTGTCCGCGCAGCCACTGCTCGTAGTCGAATGCCTGCTGCATCATTCGCGTCTGATCCTGTTCAGCACCCATCTGTCGTAGCTGACCTGCCCCTGCGAATGTCGCGTCCTGCGTCATCCCACCGATATCGGCCAACTGTCCCGCCGCAGCTAACTGCTGCTGCCTGAACTGAGCGTTGGCATCGAGGCTCATTCCCCGAGCCTGCAAACCAGAAGCCTGGTTGCGCGTTGCAGCCGTCAGTCGCATCTCGGCATTAGCCAACTGAGCCTGTGCGGTCAGCGCGGCCTGTTGGTCGTTGCGCTGGAGCGCGGCTTGCTGATTCTGTTCGGCCGCTCGCATTTGGTTCTGTGCGTTCTGTACTGAGACTTCCGTGCCAAGCTGCTGGGTCTGCATCCCTGCCTGAGCGCCCAACTGCTGAGTCTGCATGGCCTGTTGAGAGCGAAGCTCTGCTGTCCGCATCTGACGCTGGGCATCAATTTGAGCCTGACGATCCCCTCGCTGGAGTGCCACTTGTTGGTTCTGTTCGGCGGCCCGCATCTGATTCTGTGCGTTCTGTAGCCCCACCTGCGTACCCAACTGCTGCTCCTGCATATATGCGTCGGAGCCAAGGGCCTGAGTCTGCATCGCGGCCTGTGTGCCGAGTCGGACTTTCTCTCGCTCAAAATCTGCGTCGAGGCCCTGTGTCGCCAACTGGCCTTGCATACCCAGTTGCTGGGTCTGCATATCGGCCTGAAGGCCCAACTCTGCGTTGCGAATGTCGCCAACCTGCGCCAACTGCTGAGTCTGCATCTGCTGCTGCGACCCCAACTGTTGTCCTTGCAGTGCGGCTTGCTGTGCCCTAGCGGCGTTGGATTCTGCTCGCTGCGCCTGTAGGGCCTGACCGGCGAGCCCCGACTGCATTCCCAACTGCTGGCTCTGGAGGCCAGCCTGTTGGCGACGGCCAGCGTCGGCTTCCATCATCTGGGCGGCACGGTCGAACCCTGCCCCTCTGATCTGGGCGATATTTCGTTCCTGGTCCCCGATCAAGCCAGCTTCCTCGACGGTGCCTCTCGCGCCGAACGCTCCTACCTGTGCCTGGCGTGATTTCTCGACGTTCAGGGCTTCGTTGTAGTCAACTTTCGCCTGGGCAATCTGAGCATCGACCCCAGCCGTGTTCATGTAAGAATCAATCGGCCTGCTTTCTCTGGTTATGGGCAGGCCATCTTCGTCCGTTCCCATAACTATAGTTTCCGACTTGAATTTCTCTGGTTCCGTAAGGGACGAAATGCCCCCAAAGGCATTGGCCGACAATGGATCAATGGCCGTGCTTGATACGGAAGATTTGAAATCAGCAAGGGTGGTGGCATCCAACTGTCGCTTAGTTAACTCGGCAGCCGTCAGGCCAAGCGGACTAACGATATTATCTGGGGTCACACTGCGAGCGGACACACCTGCCGGTGGGACGCCCCCCCTGGCCGCGTTCATCGTATCATATGCGTCACCTCGATCTAGGCCGAGTCCAAGGTTGGACCCACGGGGTGCCGAATACTGGCCGTCGTTTCGGATATCGCTTACGGAGCCAACGCGAGTCGATCCGATGCTCTGTTGGTTACTTTGCGAGACATAATTACTGCCAGGCTGGTTGACTCGTCCCGCCTGGACTTGTGGGGAACCGGAGACGTTCGGCGCTCTTACCTGAGAAGCGGAAATACTTTGGTATGCTTGGGGGGTTGGCCCTCGCTCTCTAAGCATATTCCGAGTGGCTAGTGCCGCATCTTGCATCTCACCTATGCCGACACCCGAAGACCCATAGCCACTAGGACGGCCACCGTAACCCTGGCTCAGTAAGCTCTGGCTCGCTCCAGACTCCGCCGTAAGATTCGACATCGAGCCACCGTAGGGATTAACTACAGTTTTCGATCCGGCGTTATTTAGGGGGGTCTGGCCAGTGTTGTAGTTTCGGGACGCTCGGTTCGAGTCGTAAGAATTTTGGTTGTTCCTGTATTGCTGCTCCTGCCATTCCAACTGCGCTTGTGCCCGCGCATCCATCTCTGCCTGGTTCAACGCCACAATAGCGTCTGTCGGCACCGGAGCATCTTCCGGACGCGTATAATCAGTGAACCCAAGATTGTTCGCGTATTCGCCGCGACCCAATATTGAATCGGTCAGATACTCTTGACCGCGCTGCGTCATTCGCCCCATTCCCGGCATATCCGACGCGATGCCGTACTGGTTCTCGTAGAGGTTGGCCCTCGACATATCGCCAGCATCATTAAACAATTTATTCTGGCGAGACTCACTAGCTGGATCGAGTCTTGTCTCGCCCTTCAGGTCCAGGGTGCCGCTTTCGCTCTGTCCCATCTCAGACTCCTAGCTCTTTTATGAGCTTCACGCGCTTGTGTTCGTAACCGTATGGCTTCAAGACCCTCTCCCAACCCTTCCGTCCTGACACCTCGATGCCGTCGCAATCATGCTTTTCCGCATGGTATTCTGCAGCTTCCATGACAGCTTCCAGGTTCGCATCCATCTCACCGCCAGCAAGCCAAATACAGAGCGTTCGCCTCTGTGGATACAACTGAACCTTGAAGACCGAGGCACCATTCTTGAACGGGTAAAAGATGGCGTGATCGTCTTCGATCTGCTTCAAAACGTCATCTACCGTGTACTCGTTTCCGCTTAGTTCCAATGCGTTCGCAAGGAAGGGCGTACTGCGCTCCCATGCCTCCGCGAATCCAGGCTGTTCGGTTGAGTTCATATCGCTGTCGTCCCTAGTACGCCCGCATTGGTCACCGTAACACTGTAGCGAGTACCATTCGCGCTTACGAGGATGAAGCGTTCGCCGTTCGCCAGATCGACATCCTGGAAGTGCTTGAAGTTGCTCTGGTCGGCTTCTTCCATAATCGTATTCTTGAATATCTCAGAGCGGCGGTCGTATTCTGGCCGAGGCTCTGGGAGCTTGAGTAGCCTTGCACCCGCTGAACCGGAGGGACTCATCGCCTACCGCCAGGCTGGAGCTCGAGCCGGGGGACCCCCACATTCCAAGCGTCGGTCGAAGTGCTAGTGCATCTCATACGGCAAGTGCGACCTGTAAAGCGCACAGAGGTGGGCGCAGCCATCGTGTACGGCCCGTGCTGAGTGTCGTTGTCAGTCGGATACAGCCTAGTGAAGAACGTGGTGGTGATGTCACCCAGCGCCGTAACGTCTGGCACCAGCGAAGTCGCTGACAAGACTCGGTCACCGTTGCCGAGCTCAATCGGGCCGGATTCGACATATGGGACTAGCGGCGTCTTGAACACCACCGTCTTGGGCGTCGAGGTCCGGTCCATGCTCGCGATGTCCGCGTAGGTATTTCCGACCTCATGCTCGTACAGATTCCCGCTTGGGTCGATCAGTATCGGGTGGAGGAAGATGCCCCGGCTCGTCGTCGCGCTACGGGCGATTGTCCCCACCGACCAGTGGTTTTCTAGGTAGTTATAGCTGATGTAGCTGTCATTCTCAGCAGACGGCCCTGGATAATACCAGACAATCTCGGTGAATAGCGTGTTGTGCCACGCGACGACCTTGCTCGCCTGGCTCTGGTTCATGTTCTCTTGCAGGAAGGACTCAACGTCGCATGGTATTGAGCGGACGTAGCCGTCGTACATGAAGAAGCCCTGCCCGCTGCGTCCCATCCAGTAAGCCGTTGAGCCAGCCACGGCAACCGAGTTGATGCTCACAGGACCGCATGACTCGCCTACGCGGTCAAACTGGTAGACATACGGCAATCCGATGAATGTGCTTGTATGCGCGTCAATCGTGGTAAAGATGAGGAGCTTGTCGCGAACCTTCACTGCACCAAGCAGGTCACCCTCTGTCTCTAAAATGTGGTCACCTGCCTGGTTCACACTGGACGCCGTCCAATCGGTGTTGTCCTCGGAATCCGACCAGAAGATCCTACGCCTATCACGATCCGCGACGGCCCCACCACTTGGTGTCCCACCGAACGCCATCTGGATGCGCTCGCCCGTCACCGAAGTAGCAATAACGTGCTGTGGGGAGTTCGCGACCCTGACTGCTTTTGCACTTTCTGGTGATGCTGCGGCGGTAGGCCACTGGTAGATGTCCCCGTCTTCCGGCGTACAGCCGACAAGGTCTTCACCCCACAGGTCGAGGCTCCATACCGTTGCTGGCAATGGAATCCCGATATCGGGTGGCGTCGTCCCGTACAGCGAGCGGCCATAGGCCTGGGAACCGTACCCGTCAGGCAGAGTCGCGGAATTGCGACCTGCGGTGAATCCCGTAGGGGTGATGTCGTACCTGACAGCAGCCGCCGTATAGACATAGAGCTTGGCCGCTGTGCCGACCGCGATCCAACGCCTAAAGCTGTTGTCCATCCAAGGCAAGGCGGTCCTGGGGGTGTACCCTGAACTAGCGGCAGCTTCTGTCGCGAACCCCCAAGGACGCCAGCCACCTACCGGACCCAACGCGCCCACACTCCACCTCATTAAATCGGCGTCATACCACCGATTACGAGCCTGGTACAGCGTCCCGTTCTTCCAGACGCCTGGCTCAAACTTGAGGGGGAGATATTGCGGCATTAGGTAATGATGCCGTTCGCCCGTGGGCGTAGCACCAGATGCGGATTCTCGTCACCGAGGTCGCCACTCACGATCTCACGATCCCCCACGCCGAGCATCTGCTCACCGAAGTGAATCTTCTCCTCGACTTCCTTGCGAGCCTGGTACAGCCCACGAAGCTGGATCGCTTGCGGCAATGTCAGGTTAATCATGTCGTCCATGACCACGGCCCCGGCCTTCTCAGCAGAGGTCTGGGTAGGAGCGAACTCCGAGCCTTCAACTACGGGACTTGAGGTGTGCTGTTTCGACTTCGATTCGGCTAATTCTTTCGCCATGCTGGTCTACCTTTTCGTCTAAACGATTAACAATGCGCTCAATCTGGGTGATTGATTCTCTAGCGCCATTTAACCCACTCTTGACTCCAGCCCACGCCGCGCCCGCTGCTGCCGGGACCGCGAGAAGTGAGAGAAGTTCAGCCATGCTACTCTCCATCGACTTCTGCTGAATCTGACGCCCACGGCATTTCGCGGACGATCAATTCTGTCGGATGTACCAAGGCAGCGAGCTGCGTGTCGATGCTTGCCGTGAGGGCTGCGATCTCGTCAGCACCTAAGCTCGCGGTCACCCATCCCTGTACATCAGATTGCGTCAGATCACTGAACGATATGAACGGGTCACCGGCCTCATATTTACACTGCACAGTTCCCCCTGTATTAACGGAATAGGTCGCCTCGTCCTCACCGCTAAAAACCCAATCCACTCTATACACTACATCACTTTCGCCAGCCTCCTCGACATAGCAATAGAGCGCGGAAAATGTCCAACTGTAGGTCGTCATCTCAAGTTCCTTCTGCTAGGGTGGGGACGACCTTCAGAGGCTCTACAATTACGCGACCGTCGTCGTCAGTCCATCCAGTCTCTCTGATGTGTGGGTCTTGACGCTCTGCGACGACCATCCAACTCACACTGTCGGTAGAGGCGGCATCCTCACATAAAATCGTCAGTGTACTACCGGCGACTGAGCCACGGACCTGCGCCCACCCGGAATCGTTCTGTATCCATACCTGTGGGTCACGGCAAAGTAGTTCCCATGTGCCCGCGCTCATGTCAGCGGCGGCATCCAGATCCACGGTCGCGGAGCCTCCAGCTAGGGCGGCTACGCCCCGATAGATGAGGTCGGCGCGTGGTCCTTCGATGAAGGAGTGGACGAGGTGATGCGTGTCCGTCTTGGCTGGCAACGGGTGGTCGATTTTGAAGCTACCGGAGCCTTTGGAGAGTGCCCCCGTGACTCCTAACGCTCCGCCAACTGTCGTACTACCGTCAGTGTTTAGCACCAATTGGGTGACTGAGGCAGACGTTCCTAGTGTGAGTGGTGTCGCTCCCCTGCTAGAATTCCAAGTTGTAGAAATGGACCCACGGGCTCCATTGTGTCCCATACGAATCCAGCCATCACTGGCAGATTCTTCAATGACGATACCGTAGTAGTCGGCAGCCCCTTGCTTAACCGTGAGCGGAGCGTACTTCGTGCCGAAGCCAATCGAGACGTTGCCGGTCAGTGTACTCGTCGAGGAAGCTGTCAGGGCGGCAGAGAAGGTCTTGGCCCCCGAGAACGTCTGGGTTCCTGCGAGGGTGGCTACCGTCGAGTCGATGTTCAGTGTGACTGCGCCGGAAGTGCCACCTCCTGACAATCCAGTACCGGCAGTTACGCCTGTGATGTCGCCAACGGCAGGAGCGGCCCAAGTCGGGACGCCACTAGCGAGGGTCAACACTTCGGTGTCGGAACCTTTGGCGAGCTTCGCGAGGGTGGTCGTACCACTCGCGTACACGATGTCGCCAGCCGCATAAGACGCCAGCCCCGTGCCGCCCTTGTTCACGGCGATTGTGTCCGCGCTCCATGTCCCCGTGCCAATAGTGCCGAGTGCCGTAATCTGCGTCTGCGAGGCTTCGACGTTAAGCGTAGGCACGGGACCAGTTAAGTTTGTCCCTGACAGCCCAGTACCGGCAGTTATGCCCGTGATGTCGCCCGTCGTAGGTGTCTCCCAGGCAGGATTGGCTCCAGACCCACCGCTAGTTAGCACCTGACCATCTGAGCCGGTTCCAAGGCGGGCCGGTGTACCAGAAGCGCCATAGTACAGGATATCGCCTTGGGTTCCGTGTTCTAGCTTGGCGAGCGTAACCGCGTTGTCTGCGATATAGGCAGTCGCCAGGGGAGTTCCATTCCAGACACCTGTCCCCACGGTCCCGAGAGTAGTGATGCTGCTCTGACCGATATAGCTAGAGGCGATAGTCACTGCGTCGGCGCTTACCGTGATCTTGTCTGCCGTCCCGATCACATTCAGGGTTGGGATCGGTCCAGATAGAGCCGAACCCGTAAGGCCAGAGCCCGCGACAATCGCCGTCAGGTCACCGACCGTAGGTGTCGCCCATGACGGCACACCACTCGCAAGCGTCAGCACCTGTCCGTCCGTCTGTTTCGCCAGCTTCGCGAGGGTGGTGCTTCCTGTGGCATACAGGAGATCCCCGGCGGTGTAACTCGTTAGCCCACTGCCGCCTTTGTTCACGGCTATCGTGGTGGCAGACCACGTTCCTGTCCCTAGTGTGCCAACCGCCGTGATCTGAGTCTGAGATGCGTCTACGTTTAGCGTCGGAACTGGGCCGGTTAGATCGGTCCCCGACAGTCCAGTGCCAGCAGTTATCCCTGTAATATCACCGACAGTTGGCGCGACCCATGACGGCAAACCACTCGCAAGCGTCAGCACCTGGGTGTCGGACCCCTTAGCGAGCTTGGCAAGCGTGGATGATCCCGTGGCGTACAGTATGTCGCCAGCCGAGTAGCTTGAAAGTCCGGTGCCACCAAATCCTGGTGCGGCCGCCGTGCCATTCCATACACCTGTCCCAATTGTACCGACTGAGGTCAGGCTACTCGCTACTACGGTGGATTTCAGCGTAGTACCTGTAAGCGAACCCGCTGGAGCGGCCCCTGTGATCGTCCCGTTCACAGTCAAGTTTACATCTACAATCAGAGAATCGTCAGTCTTGAGTACGTTTGCCGCGTCCTGATAGAGGTTGCACGATGTATCGATGTTAATGACATCGTCTTTGAACTTTGTCCCTTCAATCGTGACGCCTGACGCGCCCGTCGTCTCGCTTATCGTGTTCGTTTTGATCTCCTGACCAGAAGTGACCACGATGTCTGTGCTGCCGGTAATGTTCCCAGCGGCAAGCACTTCAGCCAGCGTGTCGAACGATCCCACCTGGGCATCGACATACGTCTTGATCGCGCCTTGAGTGGCGAGTAGAGTCGCGCTCGTCCCGAGCGACCCGTTGTCGATCCCGGTCACCGTGGCACCCGACGCAAGGGCAAGGCTGGTCTGGCCGGTTAGTGCGCCTGCGACGATCAGACCGTCGTCGGTCTTGAGCAGGTTTGTAGATGATTGATAGAGGTTGCAGGATACTCCGATGTCGAGGTGGCCCGATACCGCAACCTTGCCCATAAACGATACATCGTCGGTGCCGTCAGCGACCTTCAGTATGATGCCATCTGTGAGCGAGCCGTCCACGTTGGTGCCGCGTAGCTCAAGCTGCGTACCGCTGCTGTTATAGACGAGCCAGTAGTCGGGAGCGGCCCCGAACTGGAGCGGCATATTGTCGCCCATCTTGATCTGGCCGAACTTATGCGAGCTACTCGAAATATTCTGGTTATTAACGTGCAGAGTAACCGACGTACCTGCGATTCCGAAAAGGGCGTCGATATAGCCCAGGTCAGAGTTGAGGTAGCCGCCCCATGCGTCTGTGTCTCCTCCGACCGTTGGCTGGATTAGTCCTAGATTTGTCGTCGTCGCCATAGTTTTATCCTAGCACCCTTGCTCTCATTCTAAGTGAGGAGCCGCTGTGAAGTGTGCGCTGACCCTGGAGCCGTAATTCTGTGATAGCTTGATCAAGCTGCGAGGACCACACAGGCAACCGTTCGTCGTTTTTTAAGTACGGTTCCGCTTCGACCAACAGGCCGTACAGATAAATATCTGGATGCGATGCCAGTAGCCAGTTACTAGTCGCGGAGTCAGTCAGGGCCGGGATCTTCGTGTAGTAAACGATCGAAGACGTATATGTATCATCTGGAGAAGGCAGCACCTCGAGTTGCCCCGTTGCGCCTCCGATTACCGTGAAATACCGTGGCCGACCCGTGGTATTCATTACACCTCGGCCCTCAGAAATCTCCTCTGGTGTCAAATACTCTAAGGTGATCGGAGGGGCCACATCTACAACGATTCGAATAATCTCGAGCGTATTCGTCGGCAGTGTGGTGAACTGACTAGCCAGGGCGAATGTTGTGTCTTTCGCGATCATGTCAGGTGATCGGATCACTCGGTTAAACTTTGCTTCTGAGAGCTCGATGAACTCTGGAATCAAAGCCGTGAGGTCAGTGCGATCGAGCCAATTCGCGGCTGCGGTCTGCAACTGCGCGTAGGTCGTAATAGCCACTAGAGCCTCCCCGGCCTCGTCCGAAACACCCGATTATCCTTATCGTTCAAGAACTTACGGATCGCCGCCTGGTCCTTAAAATTGTTCGACACCTTCGCCAGCTTGTGGTAAATAACCATCGGGATCGACGCGACCCTATGCATATCGCCCTTCCAGGCTGCGCGTTCGTCCGTCTGGTTGAAAACCTCTTTTGAGCTTTCGATGATGGCCGTTACGTCCTGCTCACTTTCGAGGCCAACACTGCCGCTGGCCTCATCGAAGTGAAACCACTGCGTGATTCCAGTGGTCGCGTCGTAGTCTAAGACTCGTTTCATAGTTAGGTCCACTAAGGGGTGGAGGCCGAAACCCCCACCCCAGCAGTAGGATTACGCTGCTTTGATTCCAGCGATAACACCGTGCGCGGCTTCGTTGCTAACCTGAAGCCCCCACTCGGTGAGAGCCATCCGCTTATCGGCGTCACCCGTCCGTGCCAGCGTTTCGATGCTGTACGGTCGGAGTGTCGAGATTTTCACCTCGTCCGGGTCAATCAAGAACGCCCAATCGTTGTACAAGCCGCCACCCAGCGAATCAATAATCGTGGTGAAGAAGCGGTTCGGTACGACCGAAAGGTTACCGAAATCAGAGACGTAGATGTCCGCTGCCCCGATAATCACGGACGGCTCTGCGCCCGTGACGTTGAAACGACTCGCTGCAATTCCAGAGAAGCCACTCACAACAGTCTTGTTGTGTGGGCCGACCATCAGCATCGACGGCTCGCCCCCGCTCTGGAAACAGGACTGCATTGTCGTCTTGAGCATTGCCTCGGTAAACGCGACCGGAACCTTCATGGTCTTCCAGACCTGGGCCGCGCCTGTCGGGGTTGCACCCGTGTAGGACGGCTTCGTGCCCGCGTTCGCATCGACGTTCGTCTTGAGCCAGCCGGGGAATCCGGCAGTGACCCGTGCAGCGGCTGTGGCACCGACAACTGCGCCGACGCCATTCAGCAACGCTGCTTTCTCGACATTGCGCTTCAGCTCTTTCGCTGCCTTAGCGGCCTGGTAGCCAACTTCTGAGGCCCGACCAGCCTTGTCCACGCGCTGCTCAGTGCCCGAGATGATGAAATCGCGCATATTGATCTGGCAGTAATTGCCAAGCCGAGTTGTTGGCGCGATTGCTGTGAAGGCTGAGAGATCCTGGCCCTCAACGACCGGCGTTGCTGATGCCGCCGCGAGCGCGTCGGTCTGCCACTCGAAATAGGTGGCCTCGGCCCCGCGAGTCCCGATGTTGCTCTGAAATGGTGTCGTAGTCGGGCTGATATCGGAAATCAGATCACTGAGATCCTCGCGAAGCCCTTTCGCGTCGTATGTCGTAAATGTATTGGCGACAACCGCCATGATATTCTCCTTAGTTAGTCCGTAAGTATCTCAGCGAAGATTGCCGCCGCGTCGTCCACTTTCCCAGTGGACTTCAGCCTTGCCCTCTTCTCTTTCGACTTACGATTGCGAGTGTGGCGGACGGTCGTTTTGTTGCCGCCCTTCACACTGCCGATTTTAGATTTGGCCGCAGTGATTTTTGAGCCAGTAGTGAGTTCGTTGTAGCGCATCGCATCTCGTAAGACGACCAATGCCCTATGGTCGTAAAGCGTGTTGAGCTCTTCGTCGCTGTACCCAACCGCCTTACCGAAATCAATCAGCTTTCGCTGTTCGTTGGCCTGAATCGCACCGTCTTGCCACTCTGGAATTTTTTCTAGAATCCTGCTTCGTTCCTGGGCGAGATGCGCCTGGAGCTTTTGCTCCTCATGCTCACCTGTGAGCTGCTGCATCCTCGCCTGCTCGGCCATCACGGCCTGGATCTCACCGCCACGTTGGCGTTCGAGCTCCTTGAGCTTTAGCCACTGGAGTGGGTTCTCCCGCTCGAGAGCGTCCCAATCCAAGTCAGCGGGAGCGTTTGCCGCTTCCATTTGACCCCGAAGCTGCTGCAAAACTCCCTGGTATTCTTGATACGTCTGCTGCATCGCCTCCTGCTGGGCGGGGACGCCCTGGAGTTGTGTGTCCAGTGCCTCCCGTTCCTTGGCGAGCTCTTGCTGACGTTGTGTATAGGTAGCACCCCGCTGGTATCCGGCAACGAGTTCGTTCAACGAAACCTGCGATTCTTCACCATCGGCCTTGATGGTATAGATCGCTTGATCGTCTTCAGATAGCTCGCCTTCCGGTTCATCGGCATCGGACTCCTCTACCACCAAGTCATCGGCTAACTCGGCATCCTCCTGTTGTGCTGCATCCGAAGAATCGATCGAAGGTGGCTCCTCTTGCGAAGAATCTTCTCCCGGTAGCTCCTCGGGTCCGTCAAGCACCTGGGCGAACGCGCTTTCAATGTCGCCCATAGAGCGCGGGCCACTCTCTGCTAGTGTGGTTTCGCTCATTTCTTGAATCCTCTCTTGGTTTTCTGGCGTGACTTCTCAACTGTCCAATCTGCGATCAGCGTCCGTAGCCCGCGTAGCATCTCGTCAAGGCCGCGATTCGCTGCGCTCAAGGCTTCACGTTCTTCAACTGCGCCTGGCTCGGACAACGTCCATTGCAGGACGTATCCCTGCCTAGCCGTCTCAATCATTTCGATGAACACCTCGTCCTCAAGAATGTCTTGAGCCCGACGCGCCTTCTCGTCTCGAGTCAAACTCATTACCGAAGCCCATCTTGGAGAGAAGCCTTCAAGAGCTCGAGGTCTACGTCATTCTGGAATTTCTCTTCGGCCTGAAACTCTCTGATGGCTAGGTCGCCAGCGATTCGAGCAGACTCACGCTCGTCAAGCTGCTGCTGCTTTACCGCTGCAAGCTGGATCTTTTGTTCCTCGATCTGAGCTCTGACCTGGATGTCGGTCATCTGCGCCTGAAGTAGCATCTCTTCGGGAGACGGCTTCGGCGGCTCTTGCGGCGGCGGTGGCTCGTAGTCTAGCGGGAGAGGCTTGAAGAACTGGTTGCTGTCGGCGTAGCCGCTCACTTCTAGCATTTTCGCCAGAGTGTTCCGGTACTGTCCTAGGCCGACCAGCGGGTTCTGCATTCCCAGCTTTTCGATGATTTCCTTCTGCTGCATTAAGACCTGGCCGAGAACCCCTAGCCGCTCGTCGGTCATACCAGCGCCGAGGCCCACATTCACAATACAGTCCATATTAGAGTCCCACACACGGGGGTCTATGGGCACCCACTCGTCACGCAGCCGAACCATTTTCTCTCGGTCCTGGTGGGTTATCGCCACCTTGAGGACGCCCTTCATCATCCGGGTGAATCCGGCAGCGAACATTCGGGCCATGAGCTCGAGTCGCTGTTCGGCACCCTTGACCGTGGCGTTGACCCCGGCCCTGGTGGTCGATTGCAGCGCATCCGGGTTCAGGCCCTGCGATGCTGCCGATTGGCCCGTCCGCGATTCTTTCATCGCGTCCAGATATTGCAGCATCGGGAAAGCCTCTTTCCCTAGGAACGGCACATCGAGCTGCTGAACCATGCCCGGCTGGCGCATTCTGATAATCGAGCCGACTTCCGGGTTCAGCACATCATCGATATCGACCATGCCCTCAACAACGCCCGTCCTCGGATACAGGGCGAACGCAAGCGAGTCGAGCATACCGCGCAGGACCGCGCTTTTTACGCGCTGGATATCCATCGTCTGATCGGCGATGTCACTACCGAAGAATACATGGGGTTCGGGATCGCAATTGAAGACAGCGAACGGGATATCTGCCGCTGGCTCATTATTCACCACCGTATAACCGTCGCCAATCGTGCAGACTCGGCGTAATTCGGCGATTCCGTCCCCGTCGAAGTCAATGTGGGCCCATGCCTCTACATAAAGAACCCGCCGCTTCTCGTAGGCAGAGACAGGGGCCTGGGTGTCCGGGTTTGAGGTCCGAGCCCAATACTCATCGTTGTCAATAAACGCGACCTGGTCCGAAAGATGCTCCTCGAGCATCTCCCGATCGTAGCCCAGGGCAACCAGCGAGCTCACCGTCGCCATTGTCCGGTGGCCGACGACCATCGCGTCATCAAGAGAAGTCGCCGCAGAGTCTACGAAGAACTCTTCGGGCGGCATCGTTTCGATGCGGATCTGGTTCCGTTTTCGCGAGCGTCGGACCTCCACATCATATACCTGGGGAGTTGGCTGGCCCTGGGCCTCCATCTCCGCAAGCATCTCGTCTTGGATGCCAGGGATCGGGCGACCTTCGACGCTCATCGCCTCGACGCCCTCTTCTTGTAGGATTAACCCCAGCGCACCTTCGTCCAACCCTTCAAACGTATGGGTTTGCACTTCGACGGAGTCGTCCCACCACCATTTTACGAAGCCGCCGCGATTGACCAGGGCGTCCTTGAAGACGCTGTAGAAAATCTCGAGGCCATTGTTCTCAACCGTGAGCAAATAGTTGACGTAGTCGGTGGCCTGTTCGGCCATAGCGACATCGCTTGCGTTCCGAGGCGAGAACTCGACTGCTTTCTCTGAGCCGAAGAACACGCGCATCATCGACGGCAGCACGGCCTGGACGGAGT